AACATTGAAGGAAATACCTTGGAGATATCTCCTTGACGCACCGAGAGCACATCGCGCATACGTTGATCTCGCGCTGCAGAGCGTGAGCGTAGGCGCGATAACTTCGCGTCAACTTCTTTGACTGATAGCAATGGGGTTCCTTACTTCTTGTACAATCCTGGATACTTCTTATCAAGGCCTTTTTTGGCGCCTGATTCAGTTTTCTTAACACCTTTAGGTGATACTTGACGTTGGTATTCTTTGATAGCATCTGGTCCGCGTAAAGGTTTTTTAGGCATAGGCACTGGTGTTGCTGGCTTACGTGCTGATCCTTTAGGTGCTACACCTAATGGTCTTGGCTTAGCTTTAGGTGCTAGACCCAATGGTGCTGGCTTAATTGCAGGACGCTTAACTGCTGGCTTAGGTGCTGCAGTCTTTGAACGATTTATACGAGCCTGCTGTGCGTTGTACATCTCAGCAAGTTTTTCTTTTGAAGGACGTGTTGCTCTGTACTTCTCATACGCCTTCTTAGAAGCAGCAAGTTCAGCATCAATTTGTGCTTGTGTTTTTCTAACTTTGCCTACAGGCTTCTTCATATCTGCCATTGGTAATTCCTATTACTTCTTTTTTTTCTTTTCAGTCTTAGGTGGCTTCATATAATCTTTTTCGTAAGGTCCTTTAGGCTTTGGCTTTGATGTTACTTTTGGCTTTGGTTTAGCATCAGCTGCCTTTTGAGCTGCTCTAACTTGGCCAATTGCTTTCTTTAAAGGCATCCAAGATCGATCTGCAACGCCAGCTGGATTCTTTTTTACATTTTCTCTATATTTTCCAGCTGCAGCACGCGCTGAAGGCAGATCTAATTTAAGTTCTTTTGGAATTACTTGCCCTTGTTGATTTTTTCCACCAATATATTTTGCTAATTCAGAACTTCTTTTTGGAAGTTCGCCTGTTGGTCGCTTTGGTAATACTTTCTTTGGCTTTGGCTTTGGTGCAGTTGCCATTTTATTATCTCCTTGTTAGATTACTTGCATACGGTTTTGTTCAGCGAAGGCTTCATCTAAATTGATAACAGTTCGCTTGCCTATCTCTTGCCGAGATAGAAATGGATTCTTCATATGATGGGTGGCATACTGACCATAGTTCAGCATCTCGCGTGCTCTGATTTCACAGAACCACAGCGCCATAACTAAGTCGGTCTTGCCTTTAGTACTAGGTGACCAGGTAACTAATTGTTCAATTAAAGATTTAATGTTCTCAGTTTGATCTGATGGCAGATGTATTAGATTATCTCTATGGTGCTTGCCATCGAACTGCTTAGTACCAAACAAGGTAGACATAGAAGCTACACCAAAACCGGCATCCCATTTATTAGATCCAGTATGGTGTTCCTTAAACTGTACTCCCTTAGATGCTAAGTGCATCCTGATACCTTCGTCTTGTGTTAAGAAGGATTGGAAGGCGTTCTTTTCGACGATCCACTCGGAGGGGGAGTAGAGGGATGTCCAATCAAAAATAAGATTGCGGATAGCAGCTGGAGACGGGCGGCTAATCTTAATAGCATCTACTATGTACCTTTTTTTAGTTTGGCGGTCAATGGCATAGCAGATAGCTGCGGTGTCACCAATCATCGCTGGGTCTAAACCACAGATGTAGGTAAAGCCATTTAAGTCTCTGGGGTGTCCAGGGTGGCCGGCAACTAGATGGCCAGACTTACGCATACCGTCAATAGAGCCACGAACACATACGGGGTCAAAGGCGGCATCATCTGAGATATCTTGTTGCTGATAAATCAAAGCCCAGGTCGAAGCATCCATAGATTGGCGTTCGTTAAATAAATTGCGGCCATTCCATCTAGGATAGAATCCAGTCTCTGGATCTTTTTCTTCTTCCTTCTGTCCATCAAATGGTTGGTCGGATGCGGGCCAAAGAGTTTCCCATTTGTCAGGTTCATCATCTACAGTTAAAAGCGCCGGCATAGCAAGATATGACCAAGGCACGATACCGCCAGGGTATCGGTCTTCGTTGCGTAGTTCCTTGTATAAGTCAACTGAGGCTACACGGGTACCGATAATAATTAACTTACCAGTAGGGTTAAGACGAGATCTAACGTCTTGGGTTAGCCACTTGATCTGTCGTTCAAAGTCATTAGCGTTAGATAAAGTAACAGCGTCATCTACAATAATCATATCGGCACGCTTGCCGTAGATCTGACCGCCGATACCAACTGCTTCGATGTTCGGGTCTTTTTCACCGGTCTCACGCAGCTCATCACCAAAGGTGATACGGGTAGCCTGCCACGAGGCAGACTTAGAGTTAAACCCTACGCCAGCAGCATAAGCGCTCTGGAGGTCTTCATACATAGGATGAGTCAGGCGTTGCTTGATGGCGTAGAGAAAGTCTGAGGCTAGGCGTTGAGTCTGTGAAACTATTAGCACTCTAAAGTTAGGGTTACGAGCTACCTGCCAAGTTACATAGTCAACCGTAATGGTCATTGACTTGGCGTGGTTGGGCGGAATGTTTAGCAGGATGCGGTTGTTGGCCACTCCTGGCTCATACTTCATACTGGGGTGCAACCAAGAAGGTTTACCAGTTTCGATCATATCTACTAGGTTCTGCTGATGCGGAAAAGTGTTTGAGTGTAGGAAGCGTTTTCTAAACTCGGTAAAGTCAATGTCGTGGACATCGCCAGAGGCGAAAGACTTCTCCTTGAGACCGAGCCTAGTACGGTCAATCTTGTCGCAGAAGATCTTATCGGTGCGACGGTAATACTCATAAGTCTTCATAGACTTACCGGCTGATGAACAAGCCGCGTCTATGGTCATACCTTCTGCTACACAGCCAAGGATAATTCGCTTGGCTATGTCTGCTGAATTATCAGCCATTACTTAGCCTTCTTGGTGCGGGCTTTCTTTGCGTTCATTTCGGCAATCTTGGCACGCGTAACGTTCTTAGATTTGTCGTTAACAATACGAGAAGCCATTGCCTTTTTTTCTGCGGTACGTGGGTCTACAACAATTTTTTTAGTTGTTCCCATATTAATCCCAGTTACTATTGCAACATCTTTTGTGCGTGGTTTAACAAGTTTGTTTGCAGCTTTTGCTGCTCCACCCTTTACGGCTTTTTTGTAATCTGCTTTAGCCCTAGCTGTTCTGCCACCCTGTAATTCAGGTTCTTTAGCAGAGGTAACATAGGGCTTCTTTGTAGGCTTAGGCTTACTGTACATATCTGCAGATTTCTTTGGGGCCATTGGTGTCTCCTTTAGAAGCGCCGTGAATGGCGCGAAATGTTATTTCATTACTAGGCAGGGAAGGGGTTACTAGGCGTTCCGCGTTTTTAACAGAACTATCCCCACTAAAAACCACCGGACAGTTCGGGCTTAGCGCCCGAAGGAGCTACAGCGAACTGAGGGGTAAGTCAGTGCTCGGCCTAGGGGCCTCGCTAGAGGCCAACCTTTCGTCGTAAAGTCAACCATCCCCACTTTACTCCTCTACTATATATAAGGCAGAAAAAATAACGCGTTTACCGCTTTTGGTACTGTGTTTCGTGTCACACTATTATTACAGTGTATAACCGCAGGTCAGGGGTTTACAGCTGGTTTCACTTTAGGAAATATATTTGTGTGGGGAGTACACCGCACCCCCGCCCGCAATTAAGCAACGGGGGGTTGCCTCGCCCTGTCTGCCCTGCCTGTCTGCCCTGTCTGCCTAGACATTACGGGGCGATCTGTCTAGGGTGTTGTAAAGTTTAGAGGGGCGGACTACCGCTACGGCTACCTAATCCCCTAAGCCTTAGCTATTAAGTAACCAATAAGTAGCAGACTCTTAGCCCTAACCGCTAACCGATACAGCTAACCGATAGCCCTAACCTTTAGCCCGTAATCTATCGGCTAGCCCGTGACCCGATACCTTGCCCGCTAACCCGTGAGCTATTGCCTAACCTCTCGCCCTATCGGTAAGAGCTGCGCCATATTGGGGCAGACTCTCACCCCGCGACACGGTTAAAAAATACTTTAGTAATGGGCTTGATCTATACGGTATAGGCGCGTATAGTCTGATCTATGAGCGATCACCTACCTAACACGCTCATAAGAGAGAGCTACTAATGAGCAGATACGATGATCCAATTAACGCACCTACGCAGCACGTATTTTATTGCGCTAGCTGCGATAAGGATACGCAGCAGCACAGATACCAAGTTAAAGGTTGGATATGTAAGGAGTGTAATAACTAATGAGTAAAGAATTAAATTGCGGGGCTTGCGGCTTGTATATTGGCAAGAGTGAGCAGGATATTGACGGTTATCACCGCCCCGAGCTATGCGCTGCTAACGATGAGATTATTGACGTTAAAAAATTATCATTCGCAGAATATATTAATTCGATTCACCCGCTAACGGTTGCCGATATGAAAGCAGCTATCGCAGGGCTACCCGATGATACGCAGATCTTATTCGAGATACCCGCAGGCACTAGTTTAACTAGTGATTGGTATAACGTAAGCAAGCACTATGAGCGCCCGGATTCTAAGGATTCTAATTACTTAGCGCTTACTTTCGCAATATCTGATAACTATGATTCACGTCAATTTTAAGGGAGAATAATCTAATGAGCGCAATAAAAGATAAACTAATGAACGATTACCTAACCGATAAGCCTAAGCTATCTTTCCCTTGTACCTGTAACGGCTGCCGCAATTACCCTACACGCCCCGCCGAAATATGGCACGAATCGCAAATAGCAACCAAGGCGCAGGGATATTACTTTAGCCGCGACACGATGAGATTCTTTAGCTCACGAATCGCAGACTTTAAGCCCGTGAGTATTAGCCCGCGCTGCGATAGCTTAATGGTTATTGTGTCAAGCAAACACGGCGATAGTGCCCGCGATTATGAGATCGTTACCTTATGCCCTTATGGCGAGCTTGCCCGCGAATGGGCGCAGGATAGTGACGGCGTACCCGTAAATCAATATGAAAGCCTACGCGCTGCGCGTAAGTCTGCTAGGTGGAATAGCACTATTGCCCCGCAGATATGCGATTGTCACGGCTGCCAATTAGATCAAGCGGGGCGCTAATGCGTAAGCTCATTAAAGGCGCGCTTATCGCGCTGCTAGTAGCTGCTCTAGTGCTAGCAATTACGGGGCTAGTTTGGTACGTACCCGCTACCCCTACGCGGGGCGGTCACTATTGCCTAGGCACTATCGTAAGCTGCTTTAAGGTTTGATCGCGTACTGTCGCGCATAGGTTAGAGCCTATGCGTGGCGGTATGCCATTAGGCATAACCTAGCCCGTAATTGCGGGAGAGGGCGAGAGAGAGGGCAAGGATATGGATACAGTACAGGCAGATAAGGCTACTAACGTAGGCTTAAACTATTTAGAGGTAGAGGGCGCGGTATTGCTAGAGCTATTAGAGGGCGTTAGCACTCACGCAGATAAGGATAAGGGACGGCAGGTGCTTAACGCGTTACAGGTAGAGGGCGCCGGCGGGCTATTTATTGCCCGCGCTACCGATAGATACCGCTTAATTGAGGGCAGCATTAAGGCACTAGACGGGCAGCTTGATCCCGCTATCATCTCATTAGAGGATATTAAGCGCCTAATTACCTTAGCTAAAGATCATAAGCGTAACCTAATCGGGTTAAGCCGTGTAAGTAATACCCTAACCGTAAGCTCATTAGGCGATAGCATTACCTTTACCCTAGTAGACGCTAATTACCCGCCTACCGCAGAATTACTATCTAAAGTAGAGAGTGATCCTATCGCGGTAGAGGGCGTAGCGTTTAACCCTGTATTCTTTACCGATTACGCGAAAATAGCGGGCAAGGGCGCAGCTATTAAAGTGTATTTCGGCGGTGAGGGTAAGCCTATGCGCGTGAGAATTACTAGCGATACAATTACGTGGCGCGCCCTGCTTATGCCTATGCGCTACGTAGATTAATACGGTATAGTACCTAATCGGTAGGCTATCTATTCTCCCTGGCTAAGGTAGAGCCGGGGAGAGTAGAGGGCAGATCGCCCTAAGTAAGAGAGAGTGAGAGAGCTATGAGCAGGGAATTAGAGGTACTACGGGAGGAATACTGGAAGGCGCGGGCTAACTTAAGTGACCCCGTATTACTAGATCTTATTATTGAAAGAATTGAACTACTAGAGAATAAAGAGAGTGAGTAAGTAATGACAATAGAGAGAGCGCACCCTAGCGGGGCTTATGTCATATCGCAATTTACTGGAGAGGGCGCGGGCGAATACCTATTTACCCGCACTTATTTTGGCTACACGCTAAAGCAAGCTAAGGCACTATTTAAGATAGCGATAGAGGGCGAGGGCGAGTAATGGAATTAGATAACGTGGACACGCTTAATGATCTTAAACTATGGCTAAGCGAAAATATGCCAGGATCAGATGTATATGAGGATATGTACGGCACTTTAACTATCCGTACTAATTTAACCTCCACTATGGGAGGTTACCTATCACCTATTGAGAGAGAGGGCTAGTAATGAGCACAATAAATAAGTGCGCTGTATGCGGTAGCGATAAAGTAAATGAACACCCAAAGATCAAGGATAGCTTTCACGGACTCCAGTACCTATGTGATGATGATGAAAAAGGTTGCTGGGACGCTTACGAAGGCTGGTATTGCGATACCTGCCTATTGCTACACGATCACGATACTACTATGGAGAGCGACAATAGTTGCCAGAAAGAGAGCGAGTAATGATTGAGTTTGATTGCGAGAAGTGTGGCACCGGTGATTATTTAGTGCTAAATACCGGTATCGGTGACGTAGTTTGCGAAGGTTGCGGTGAGTGGCAGAACGCAATTCTTAATGACGTATGGGAAAGGGTAGGCTAATGAGCGCACCTACTAAAGAATACCTATTGGCTAAAGCTAATATGTGCCGGAACCTAGCACTCACCCAGATAGACGCGGGAGAGGGCGAGAAGGCAGCTGAAAACCTAATGCGTATGGTCAAGGCGTTAGGCGAAGTCGGAATAATAATCGAGAGAGAGGGCAAGGATAATGAGTAAGTGGACAGTATGGGTAGGCGGTAGCGAGGTTAATTGGCAACACTACACGCATAAGATAGACGCTGAACGCATAGCTGAGTTCTGGCGTGAGGTTAAAGGCTATGACGAAGTAGTAATCGAGGAGATCAAATGAGAGCTATCTACACGCTAGACATAGATGAAATAGATGACGATATAAAGTTTAACCCTAGTGGTATCGGTTATCGCGTGACAGTTTACGAGCACGGCGAGCAAAAGGGTGACGGGGTAGCGGTCAAGTTAAGTGACGCAATCACCGAGGCTTTAGAGCAATCGGGAGTCTTAGTATGAGCTTTCACCCAACTAAGACAGGTTTAATAAACCTATACGAAGTAGTAGATAGCACCGGCACGCCCCTATGGGGCGGGGAGTCGGGTTATGAAGCGATCAAACAATTCCGTAATAGTCCGGTGAACTGCCGGCTACTGGTATCTGGGTGGGATAGTGACACCGAGAACGCCAGATTAATAGGGCAACCGATAGACATAACAAGTGCGGTAGTATCTGCTATCGCTTTTAGTAGAGAATAGAGGGAGATAATGAGCTACTTAATAGGGATCATAGTGGTATTAGTGATAGCCTACCTACTTATAGTGGGAGAGGATAAGTTAAATGACCGTTGAGAGAAGGATCGAGAGCGCACTAAAGCAAGCAGTTCATTACCGCAACTACCGTAGAGCGAGAGAGAGGGCGCTGGCGAAGCTCTCTCATTTATACCCCGATACATACAAGCAACTGCTTGGGATTGAGAAGGCAATAGATGAGCAAGAGGGCAAGAGTTGGATTGATATTACTGGCGCTACTCGTATGGCTATTAGTGCCGGCGCATCGAGTCGGGATCTTACCGACACCACCAAAGCCGGTGCTAGCGCAAGCAACGATGGAGGAGAAGCGTGAAAACATACGTGTATCAAAGCGTTACGCTTACCTCATACACGGGTGGGGGAGAGAGCAGCAAGCCTGCCTTGTCACCCTTTGGACCAGTGAGAGTAGGTATGACCACAAAGCGGACAATCCCAGATCTAGTGCTTTCGGAATTGCTCAGCTACTTAGAGAAACAAAGTCAGATCCTAGAGAGCAAATTATCAGCGGTCTTAAATACATTAAGCACCGATATTCAACCCCGTGTCGAGCACTTAGTTTCCACAACCGCAAGAACTGGTACTGAGTTATGAGAGTGTTATTAGCGTGTGAGGAAAGCCAAGCTGTCACTAAAGAGTTTAGAGATAGAGGGCACGAAGCCTATTCGTGCGACATATTACCTTCATCGGGCAGCTTGCCTGAATACCACTTGCAACAAGATGTAATCCCTTTACTAAAGCAGGATTGGGATTTGATTATTGCCTTCCCACCTTGCACCCATTTAGCTAGCTCCGGCGCTGCTTGGTTTGAGCAGAAACGTAAAGATGGTAGGCAACAAGAAGGTATAGATTTCTTTACGCTCTTTACTAATTTGAGTGCACCTAAAGTGGTAATAGAAAATCCGGTAGGTATTATGAGTAGGCTATATCGTAAACCAGATCAGATTATTCAACCTTGGTGGTTTGGTGATCCATTTGAAAAGCGCACCTGCTTATGGCTTAAAGGTGTAGAACCTTTGGTGGCAACCAATGAGGTAGAACCAGCACCTAGATCTGAGTACGCTAGCGGGAGAACAATGCCCACTTGGTACGCAGACGCTTGGAAACTACCACCAGCTGAAAGATCTAAAGCTAGATCAAAGACTTTCCCTGGTATTGCTAAAGCTATGGCTGAACAATGGGGATAAGTATGTTACAATAAAGCATTGAACGCTCTCTCGTTCACTGGCTTAGCCCCGCTTCGGCGGGGCTTTGTCATTTCTTATAGTCGGTAGAGTAGAAACCAGTACCACTAAAGGTGACAGGGGGCGATGACCAGACACGGCTCATAGTTGTATGGCAATCAAAGCACATAGGATCACTAGCTTCAGCGTGAATAGAACGCTCGATAGTTAGTTGGCTATTACACTTATCGCACTTGTAATCGTAGTTCACAGCTGTACCGCTTCCTCAATCGGGAGATAACCTACTAACTTATCAATCTTCTTATTGCGAGCAAACTCAGTAGTCGCTGGCATACGATGAGTAAACCACTCAGGTTCCGGTACATCCATCAGATCAAAAGAAAAGACACCCTTGGGTGTCGAGTTAATATAGAACGGGATTAGATCTCGTTCAGCAGCTTGAGTTATTAACTTCCGGTACTTCATCTCCTCGATCAGCAACGTATCGTAATGAGTATGACGGCACTTGAGTTCTATGTAGTGACCGGCTAACACTGAGATACAATCAAAGGCATCATAGATACCAATAGACTTCTCTAAGTCTGGGTATAACTGGGCTTTAAGGTAATCAAATAACTCTATCTCTTTCATTGGAAAGGACTCACCCCTCCTAGTAGATCTTGTAGCCGTCGCATAGCGCCATCAATCCTACGATCAGCAGTAGATACTGAGCACTCATAGTGGTTGGCTATCTGCTGTAAGGTAAAGCTATCTAGGTATCTGATACGCAACAAGGTCTGATCCTCAACCTCAAGTTTAGTGTAGCCAACCTTAATATCTATTAGGTTAGCAAGCAGGTTGCCACCTTCAGATGGACTAGATGAGCCACGTGGTAGCCCATCTTGGATCATATCTTGGATCTGCTCAAGCACTGTGCCATCAACAACTGAAGCAATAACATACGGTAACAACTGACCAAGCGTGTAGCCTTGGTAGTAAGCCTCATCAGTTATCTGGTAGCCAGACTTAGAAGCCTTCTCACGTCTGGAGTAGCGTTCAGCTGCTCGCCTCATCTGCCACGCTATGCGTGACTCAGCGTGCTTACGCTTATCAGGATCTGTTGCTTCTAGTAACTGCTCAGTGATCCACTTATGGCGAGACAGCGCCCACGACAGACACTCTTGAAGTATATCCTCACGTTCGACATAAGCCTTATACCTACCGTGAATAGCACGAGCAACGCCAGGTGCTATGTCATAGATAACTGGATCAACACCGGTCACTCAGGCCACTTACCGTCCAGTACTAGCAAAGCAATAGCGCTGTAGTTTAATAGATCAATGAAGCTATCGCGTAGCGATTCGTTCTCAGGTGTAGCACCGCTATCAATCAGGTGGTTAATGCGTGCTGTCTTATCCCACATACGTACACGCAAACCATTTAGTGGCCCACCTGGTGCGCCAGCGATATTGCTTGGGCCATAATCCCTATGCTTCTTTAGTAACAAGTTACCGGCACCATCTAGCACATCCCACATCGCTGCTATGAACGCGTCGGTATTGGCCTTATCAATATAGTCTCGTTCACTCTGTCCGAGTGCAGGATCTGAAAGCCCATAGTAAGCATAGTCTGTAGCAATCTTTCCCAATCTTGATCCGTCATTCACTGGACTCTCCTATCAATAGTTTGCGAGTAGCACTAGCGCCGTGTACTAGGTAGTAATCGTTAATGTCCATATTAGGTGGAAGTGTAACGATTGTAGAGTTCATTACCTCATTAGCCACGCGCTTACTAAACTCAGCCCCAGGGTTGGAGCCATCTTCTTTAACATCATTATCACCAACAACGTACACAGTTTCATAGCCACCAAATAGCTTTGGAAAATGTGGCTTCCAAGCAGCTACCCCTGGCACACCAACTGCTGGTATATCTAACTCACCTGATACTATGATGGTATCTAGTTCACCTTCACATACAACTATGTAAGGCTTCATAACAGTCACATCAGCTACGTTGTAGAGGTGAGCCTTCTGTCCGGTAGGACTACCATACTTAGGTTTGCCTTCATCTAATCTACGGAACTTAAACCCAACACAAGAACCACTAGCAGTAATATAAGGAATGGAGATCCAACCTTCATACATCTCGTGACCATTAATCGGATCGGTGATGGTGCCAAGTTGGAACTTGGCTGCTGTAACTTCAGAGATCCCACGTGCGTCTAGCACGGCCAGCGCCTCTGGACTTATTGCCTGAGCGTATCGCTGCGCCGCTTCCAGCAGCAATTTCGATTGCACGTTTGAGGCCATCGTTAAACTCCAAGTTCTCTAGGATGCAAACTAAGTTTACTGCGTTGCCACCC